AATCCATGCATACTTCTGCCCGCTGAACGGCAGGATGATCGGCTGGGCCGCACCGGAGGCTTGGGCGAGGCTGGGAGCGGCTCCGATGCTGTTCAGCCATGCGCTCGCGTTCAGCGTGCCGGTGTATTTTCCGGGCTGGTAGTCGGCTACGGTGGCGCCGTCTGCGAGAAGGATGTTGTTCAGCCGCTGACGAAAGCTCGGGGTGCCCCCGAGCAGAATGTCGCGGACTGCTGTCCTCACTTACACACCATTGGCGAAGATCGCGAGCGTGCTCGCTCCCGCGGTGGAGTTCGCGCTCAACCGGATAGTCGAGAAGCCGGCGACGTTCAGCACGAACCAGCCTGCCGAACCAGCCACCTGGCCGGTGAGGTCGCCGCTCGCATCGATCAATACGCCCGACGGGGCGGTGAATTGCGCGGTTGTCGACTTCAAGACGACGGCGGCCGTCGCCCGGTTGTGGACGAAGGCACTGATCTGGAAGGCGGCGAGCGTCGCCGTAGCGACAACGAGCTGCACGCAGATGCGCGTGAGGCCCGTGACGTCGAGGTCGACGATCGTCTGGACCCCGGAGTTGTCCATCGTCACGGCGGCCGCCTCAAACTCAGCGAAGGCGAAGGCGCCCTGTGAGACTTCTTTGTCGCGACGGGTTGCTACAATGCTGACGGCTGCTGTCATGGTCTATCCTTTAGATTTCGGTGGCCGCGTTGAACATGGCCGGCGGAATGGCGTAAACGTTTTGGTCCTTGGAGCCATCGACAACGACGACCTTCGCCCCGATCAGGGCCCAGCAGATGTCCACGGGCTTCGCGCCCTTGGACGTCATGGCGCCGGCATAGAACTCATCGACGGCGATCAGAGTCGGCGCCTTGTGCTTCGTGAGGACAGCGTTCGCCGCCTCCACGTTCGCCAAAATCTCCGGCGACTCGCAGACGCGCGCGAGCAGGGTGACGGTCGTCCCCTCGTCGTCAGTCGCCACGAGGGCATCAGGGTCGGCCGCGCTGCACGCCGACGCGAAGAACAGCAGAACCGCGAGCAGGATTTTCATCCCTTGTCGAACCCGTCTTCGAGGTCGGTCTCGTCTTCCACCGGCTCGACATGCAGGTGCGTGATCTGGAGGCGCACGTTCTGATCCTTGCCGCTCGCGCTCGCGGACTTCGAGACCGACACCACCTTCGCTTTCCCTGAGATCGTGAGCTCGCCATCGACGGCCAGGTCCTCGGCGTCGAGGCCGAGCTTCTCGAGGGCGCCCTTGTCCAGGTCGAGTGACAACCCGTACGGGTACTCGTCCGCGGGCGACGCAGAGGCAACCTCAACGGTCGGCGCGCGGGCCTTCATCTCTTTCTCGGTGTACTTCATCGGGGCCATCTTTTTCATGTCGGTCCTTGTTCGGTTAGCGAAGCATGACGTTCGGGTCCAACGCTTTGATGAACGCCCCGAGGATCTTGCCGGCGGTGCCCGTCGCGTACGCACCCGGTAGCGCGGTCGACCACGGGTCGCCCGATGCTCCGGAACTGTTCAGCGCGAGCCCAGTGGTGCCGGCCGTGAGGTGTCCGGATAGGGCCACGTCCCACGTCGCCCCGGCGATCGTTGCCGCGGTGGGTGGAGTGGTCGTATTCCAGTCGCCCTTCCCGTTCAGCGCGGCAGCGGTGATGCCCGCTGCGGTGATCCAGTTCGTGGGGATGGCGGGCAGCGTGATCGTCGGCGTCGCCGCGGTGGCCGCCGTCGTAACGCTGGTCTTCATTGTCGCCGTCAGGTCGCCGGTAACGGAGACGGCTGCAGTCACCGAGCCGACGGCACCGGTGACGCTTGCCACCGCACCGCCCGCGTACGTGCTGCGGGAGGACACTGCAGCATCGAGGTTCGCGATTCGCGTATCGCCGAGTGCAGTCAATCCCGCGCCGGCGACGCCGATGGCTGTCTTGATCGTGCCAACATCTGAAGCGGTCAGGCCGGTGACACTGCCGACGGCACCCGTTACTGCTGCTGCGGTCGGCGTCGCCGCGGTGGCCGCCGTCGTGACGCTGGTCTTCATTGTCGCCGTCAGGTCACCCGTGGTCGGCGCGTTCGTCAAGTTGGTGACGGTCGTGATCGTGCCTGCCGTAATGTTCGTCGGCGTTGCGAAGCCGGTAGCCGTCGCCCACGAGCCGGCGCCGTGTGTCGTGTTGATTGCGGTCTGGAGCGCGTCGAACGTGTTCGTCGTGCCTGCGATGCCTGAGATCAAGATGCCGTCGGCGACGACGTTCGTCTGCGCGATGCACTCGAGCGTGATCAGGGTTGCTTGCGCCCCGACGCTGTCCGCGGTCTTGACCGCGATCCGCGCGCTGGCGGCTACTGGGATCGGCGGATAGATTTGCCGATACCCGAGTGCGACCGTGCTGCCGGTGGAGAGCGGCACGAGGCACTGGTCGACAATCGCTTCGGAGCCGGCGGCACCCACCGCGAGTTGGACCGCTTTGTAGGTTGCCGCCGATGCGGCTGCGGCCTCGACGTGTATGCCGGTGATGAACAACGCCGCCGTCGTGCTCGCGATCAGCTGCACGTAGGTCGTCGTGAGGGTGTTCGTCGCGCCCGACGTGCACGACGTCCCGGCGGCGGGCATCGTGGGGATCGTGAAGTGGCCGACGCCGGCAGTCTTGATACTCATCGGGTACGCCCTCGTCTATGTGTGGGAGGCACCCCACAAGAGGACTGCCATCAGTGCAGCGGAAACCGGTCCCTGCCCCCGGGCGCGTAGGCGCCGGTACGTCGTTCGCAGGTAGATCACCCGAGGAAACCCATACCTGGGACAGTCGGTTTGTAACCCTCGACGGCTTTCTCTTTCGGCCGTTGGCGCACGTTCGCCTTCCGGAGCATCATTATCGCGATGCGGGTCGCACTCATCAGATCGTCCCCTTCTTTGACCACCAGACCCTCTTTGCGGTGGTACATGTGGAACTCGGAAAACCAGTCGGCAAGGTGCTTCGCTACCTTCAGGCGCCCTGTCTGAAATCTGTCGTACATCTCCATCAGGCCGGCCTCGAGCGAGTTGCCGCCGTCGCCTTCACGCTGGCCTTTCGCCGGTGCGTGCGTTGCGCGCTCCTTCAGCATGTTGCAACCTAGGTCGCGATACTGCTGCGCCAACGTCACCCCACTACCTCGCGAGTCTCTGACCGAGCCGTCGTGAGGCCATGCGCAGTTGATCCACGCGCCGCGCGCGCGGATTGCCGCGGCGTGGATAATCGGCGACGCCTCAGCGCGCCGGTACGCGTCATACAAATGCACAACATCCGTATCGCGGTCGTGGGCAACCCAGACCGCGGCGGTCGGGTGTGCGAACCCGAAGTCCGTGCCACAGAGCCGTGGCCAGTACTCTGGGATCTGCATCGCCGGCTCGGCGATCATCTCGTCTTCGAACGGGAAGATGAGTCCGGACCCCATCATCGGGATGCCCTTGGCCCGAGCATTGCGCTCGTGCATCGGGTACGCGGCGACAATCAGCTTGCGCTGCTCCGGGGTGTAGTGGAGCGCGTCATCTAGGGTCATCACCGTGGTGTGCGTGCCCGGCGCCTTCAAAACCAGGAACCGTTTTACGACGTCCGACATCCCGAGCAAGGGCGTAAAAGTCATGAAACCAAAGCGGCCCAGGCCGTTCGTCCGGGTCATGCCCTCGGTATAGATGTCCTCGGGGGGTTCCTCATCGAACCAGATCCAATCAAGGGTGTCCCCCTGCCAGCGTTCTCTGCCCTGATCAAATGTCTTGAGCGTGATCCGGCTGATGCCGTCCTCGAGCCCGTGGGGGTTGTCGAGGTGCGGTATGTGCTTGACGGTAATCGTCTCTACCGAGTCGGCCACGCCGTGCGTCGCCTTCTTAATGTCGACGATCCTGGCCTTCGGTATCGATCCCGTGCCGAACTCGCCAGGGCGGCCGAGCAGCATCCGCTGGACCGTGTCCCGCGTGCCCTGACTTGTGATCGAGGCCGCCCAGCCGACGGTGGGCTTGAGGAACGTGGCGCCGCCCCACCAGGTCGGGTAGAGCCCGGTGGCGTGCATTGCCGCCTCGCGAGAGGCGGATAGGGTCTTGCCGAGCTGGTTGCCGGCGACGAGTAGGCGCTCGCGCACGTTCGGGTCGCCGCCCGCCGTGTGGAACTCCATCTGCTTGGGGTACGGCTTGTACTGCGCGAGGACGTTGTACGAGAGGAGCTTGTTGATCTCGTTTGCCTGCCGTTGGAGGCGGGCGAAATCCTGGGAGGCGGACATCAACACTAAACGATGGTCGGCGGCACCCACTGAGGGGGCACCCACTGAGGGGGCACCCACTGAGGGGGCACCCACTGAGGGGGCACCCACTCCCAGTGACCCAGGGGCGGGGGCGGCGGGATGTACGGCGCCGGTGCGTAGCCTGGGTAGTGGTGCGGGAGCGGCCAGTTGGGTTCGCCAAACGGGCAGGTATCGGTCGTGCTGTGGTAGTCGATGTTCACTTCAGTTTCGCCCGCGCTTTGGACTTGATGCTCGCCGCGGTCGCCGCCGAGATGTTGCCGGCGCGCTGCGAGCGGGTGGCGCCGGAGATGGCGAGGCGCGCGTGTGTGGGGTCGCTGATCGGGAAACTCTTGCCTGGGCCTGCAAAGTCCGCGGCCGGCATCTTGGCGCGGGCGGCGGTGTTGAGGATGCCCACGATCTACAGTTCCTTGGTGATCTCGACGGGCGGCGGCGACGGGATCATGTCCACCGCGGGGCTGGGGCCGCCGACAGGGGCGACGAGCACAGGCGCCGGAGCGGCGACCACGACCGGTTCGGCGACGGGCGCCGGCGCAGAGAACTCCGCCTCGATGTCGTCCTTGATGGCCTCGGCTTCTTTCTCGGCTTCGGTCAGCACGAGCTGCGGGCCGGCGAGGACCTTCTTCAGGAAGAGGGCCAGCGTGTGCGTGCCAAACTCGTGGCCCGCGGCCAGGATCTTGTCGATTTCGGTTTCGAGTTCGGTGCGGAAGGATTCAATGCTCACGGGTGTGGCTCCTTGTGGGTTGATTGGCCCCAGCGCTTCCCCGGGACGGGGCGTTATTTCAGCCCGTGTACTGGACTATTTGTCGGGCCAAACATCTAGGGCTTGCGCGAGGTTCAGCGCCGCTTGGGAGAGCTGCATCGCGTCGCAGGCCTTGTCGGCTTTCACGCTCTTTGCAGCCAGCTCTTTGATTGCTTTTTCGAGGACGTCATTCATAGGGTTTTATCTCCTAAGTTGCCGCACAGAAACCCGGCGCTCGGCGCGGCGACCCGCGCACCGGTACTACGAACTTGCAAAAATTAGCAAGTGCTTGTTTTGAAAAATAAAAAAATTTAACGGACCCACTGTCGAGAGGTAGCATGGGACCCGAGACCGCGGATGGAACCGTTTGGGCCATGGCGGGGGGTCGCGCGATCGCCAGGGTAGGAAAAAAGGATGGTACCCGCCGGCATCACGTCAAGAGGGTGGCGACCGTCTGAGCGCGTCGCGTCGTGCGTCACATGGTGATCGCGACGTGCGCGTGCACCACATCTACACCATGTGCATCGCAACGTATTGATTGCATGCACATCACTGGTGCCTATCACAGGCACCGCACTACCTAACCGATGACACGACGCATGGGAACAGGTGCACTGGAACGAACCCCATCGAGGTCGCCAACCATGTCGAGCGCATCCTTGGCGCGCTGCAGCTGTGCATTGATGGCGTCACGCATGGCGAGCAGGCTAGCGACATCGCTGTCTTCGAGCGCGCCTTTCTTTTCTGCTGTCTTTTCAGCCAGATGGCCACTCAACTGGGCGCGCAGCTTGGTCGCTGCGACGCCAGCGCTGGTATTGCCCAGCGCTTGGGCATCCTGGACCCAGATATCGGCCTCAGCGATGCAGTCCGCGAGCGACAGCGCCGCTTTTTCCACGGTTTTCGCTAACACCCTGGCTTTGAGAACCTCAATTCTTGATCTGACGCTATCATCGGCCGCAAGGCGAGACGACAGGGAAGACACGCTCTCAGGCGTGCAGCGGGAGATGTCGTAGACTTCTGAATAAGCTGCTAAGTGCGACAGGTTGCGAATCCCAACAGCTTGGGCGAAAGCCTCCTGTTTAGCTGTCAGCGCCAACTTGCACGCCCTGCAACTTGTCGAGTTTCGCGAGTTCAGCGTCGGCAACGCTCATGTCGCCGACATCGACGCGGCCGTCTAGCTTCGTCAGTTGACCGTTCGAGGCGAGCTCGTCGAGGTGTGCGCGGATGTGGTTGCACAGCTGGTGCGATGCCGATGCCGGGTTGAAGCCTTCAGGGAAGACGAAGCGCACGCTAGCGCTGCCGTCGCTGACATCCTCGAAATACACCTCTGCGCGCGTGCTCACAACCTTGATCGAGGGCACGAGGCCGTGACTGGCTTTGGTGCTCATTGGCCCTGGCCACCTGAAAATCCAGCCTGAAACTGCGCGTCTGCACTTTCCGAGACAGGATTTTCCTGTATCAGGAGCAGCACCTGTTTCAGTGCGGCGCCGATGCTGGGATAGCTCTGGCCACTGTCGCTGGTCTCTTCGCCGTTCTCTTCCTCGGCCTCTTCCTGCAGCGGCTCGGGAGCGCCGACGTTGAAACTGCCATCAGGTAAAACCGATACCTCGATCACATAGCCTTGCGTCAGGTCACCACCAGCGGAACCTGGTGCCGGCGTGTCGCTGTCGTCCGGTGATGCGCTCGCGCTTGGGTCTTGGGCTGCCATGGTGTGGTCCTTGAGATGTGGCCCCTCACACGCCAGCGTTTGCGCTTTATCAGTGCGCTGCTCAACGTGCTCGGGAATGGGTCTGCGACGCCAGGGCTCGCACCTGGTGTTTGACTGCTTGGTTCTAGGTCACCTACAGCGTCGCGGAAGGGGGAAATGCAAAGCGTCCAGGCATGCGGCGGCCTAG